GTATGCGTGTCGCAGCATTCCCACATGAGACGCACTTAAGACGCCAAAATGCAAAAGTTGACCATTATATGCCTCAAAAACGCTATCTGGCACTATTTCGCTTAAAACGCCGCTGTTGGTCTTAAATTGCCCGTATGCAGGTCTGCAACACCAAGGAACTGGCTGAGGAGCTGGGCATCACGCAAGCCCGCATCAGCCAGATGAAGAGCCAGGGGCGGTTTGACGGCTGCTTCGCGGTGAACAGGAACAAGATCGAATGGGACAAGGAAGCAGCGGTCAAGGCGTACAGGGAAGGCAACCCGCTGGCCAGCGTGAGTCCCACGCGTCGCAAATCAGAAGACCTTGAGATTCCGACATTCAATGAAAGTCGTGCGAAGTCAGAGCATTTCCGTGCGGAGCTGGCTCGCTTGGATCTGGAGGTCAAAGAGGATCAACTCGTGGAAGTTGCTCGTGTACAGCGGGAGGCTTTCACTGCTGCTCGTGCTGTACGGGATGCTTTGGGTAATATTCCTGACCGCGTCAGCAACCAGTTGGCTGCGGAGTCGGATCCTGTTGTCATCCACCAGACGTTGACCGAGGAGATCCGCAAGGCGCTGGAGACGTTGACCGATGCGTGACGGAGCATTGCTCTATCGGCAGGCATTCCGCGACGGCCTCCGCCCTGACCCTGATCTGTCTGTGAGTCAGTGGGCAGATCTGTACCGGATGTTGTCCAACAAGGCCAGCGCCGAACCGGGACCGTGGCGGACGGAAAGGACTCCTTACCTCAAGGAGATCATGGACTGCATGTCTGCCAACTCCGCCGTTCAGAAGGTGGTGTTTATGGCTGGTGCGCAGCTTGGCAAGACAGAAGCGATCAACAACGTGGTGGGCTACATGATTGCCCATGCTCCCGGTCCAGCACTTTTCGTGCAGCCGACGATTGAGATGGCTAAAAGATTGTCAAAGCAGCGGCTTGATTCGCTGATTCATGAGACACCGTGCCTTGCCGACAAGGTCGCTCCTGCTCGAAGCCGCGATTCAGGCAACACGATGTTTTCAAAGGAGTTCCCCGGTGGCATCCTGCTGCTCACGGGTGCCAACAGTGCTACGGGCTTACGGTCTGCTCCTTGTCGCTGGGTACTTCTTGATGAGGTTGATGCTTTCCCGAGTGATGTGGACGGTGAAGGCGACCCTTGTGCGTTGGCTGAGCGTCGTGCGTCAACCTTTTCTCGTCGGAAGATCATCCTTACGTCCACACCAACGGTAAAAGATACGAGCCGCATTGAGGCGGAATATTTGGCATCTGATCAGCGCCGATATTTTGTCCCGTGTCCACATTGCGATCACATGCAATGGCTGCAGTGGAAGAATCTGCAGTGGCGTGACGGTGATCCAAAGACTGCTGCGTATGTCTGCGAGGCTTGCGGGGCGCACATACCAGAGCATTACAAGAGCGAAATGCTGCGCAAAGGTGAATGGCGTGCGACGGCCGCAAGCCAAGATGCAAGGACGGTTGGATTCCATTTGTCCTCCTTGTACTCGCCGTTGGGATGGAAGAGTTGGGAAGAAATTGTTGGCGAGTTTCTACGTGCGAAGAACGACGCTCCGTTGTTGAAGACGTTCGTTAATACCATCTTGGGCGAGACTTGGGAGGAAGAAACTGGGGCAAAACTTGGTGCCGATAGCCTTTCTGAGCGAGCCGAGTTTTACCCCGCCGGTGAAGTCCCGAAAGGCGCTTCGATACTGACTGCTGGCGTTGACGTGCAGGACAACAGAGTCGCTGTTGGGCTTTATGCGTGGGGCGCTGGTGAGGAGTGCTGGTTGATCAGTCACACAGAGATTTATGGCGATCCAGCCGGACAAAAGTTGTGGGAACAAGTTGATGACCTACTGCTAAGGGATTACCCGCATGCCGAAGGCGGAAGACTGAAAGTTTCGGCAATTGGTGTTGACTCTGGCGGCCACTACACCTCCGAGGTGTATACGTATGCCAGGGTCAGAAAAGGGAAAGGAGTGTTTGCTTTGAAAGGACAATCGGTGCGGAACAAACCGCCTATTGGGAAGCCTTCCAAGGTGGATATTAACTACAAGGGTCAAGTTTTGAAAAATTCGGCTGAGGTGTTCCCTGTTGGTTCTGACACGATCAAGTCCACCTTGTTCGGCAGATTGAAGCACAACGAGCATGGCGCGGGGTACATTCACTTTCACGCCGAGGCCGGTCAGGAGTACTTCAAGCAAATCACCTCGGAGCGCCAGGTCGTCCGCTATGTCAAGGGTTTTGCGATTCGAGAATGGAAGAAGAGACCGGGTGATCGCAACGAAGCATTGGACTGTTTTGTGTACAGCTATGCGGCGCTGCACTTCCTGTACATGCGATTCAACAGGAACACTATTTTTGAGCAGTTTGAGCGGAGTATTGGGAAGGCTGCAAAAAAAGCAGATACAAGTGACGTATTGCCTGACAAGCCGATAGACTCAACATATCGGCCACCGCAAAGGCGGGTCAGGCGCAGCAATCCTTCATTCGTGACGAGCTGGTGAGCATCCTTGTCCCGAACCTGATTTACGCGGGTGACACCGTCATTTTTGACGTGCCTGCGTTCAAGGACGCGATTGGAACCAACATCGACAGCGGCACCTACACGCTCACGTGGTATGCCCGGACGAATGTTGCAAGTGAAGGCACGACTGTTGTTGGCACTGCTGAAGGCACTGGTTGGCGGGTGACGGTGCCTGCATCGACCACCACTGGCTTTGACGCCGGCCTGTGGACTTGGCAGGCGATTGCCACCTACAGCACGCTGCAGTACACCGCTGGCCGTGGTCAGTTCACCGTCAAGGCCACTGCCAAATACGCCGGCTCGCCCGGTGCTTTTGATGATCGGTCTCGCGCTGAGATTGACCTGTCTTATGTTGAGGCAGCCATCCGTACGCTCGCTCAAGGCGGGATGGTGCAGGAATATCAGATCGGCGGACGTAGCCTGAAGCGGTACAAGATGGCCGAACTCCTTCAATTGCAAGACAGTTTGAAAGCTGAAATTGCAATGGAGCGGAAAGCTGAGAAAATCCGTCAAGGTCTCGGCAATCCCGGTCTCGCCAAAGTGAGGTTCCGTTAATGGCGATCTTCGGTATCGGTCGCACCGGCGCGTTGCAGAAGCAACTGGCTGAAGCGCAGCAGAAGAACAGTTATCTAAAGCGTGCTTACGCCGCCGCTCAGAACAACCGCCTCACGTCTGACTGGATCAGTCAAGCCACATCGGCTGACAGCGAGATCCGAGGCAGCATCAGGATGCTTCGCAATCGCGCCCGTCAACTGGTGCGTGATTCCGACTTCGCCAAGTCTGCCCTGCGTGCTGTCCGCAACAACGTGGTCGGCACCGGCATCAGGATGCAGGCTCAGGTGCGGATGCAGCGTGGTGGCCGCCTTGCTGATGAGATCAATCGCCGCATCGAAGAGGAATTTGATCGCTGGACTTCGGCAAAGCGTTGTCACACCGGCGGCAAACTGAGCTGGTATGACATCCAACGTCTCAGCATCACGTCTGTCCTTGAATCCGGTGAAGTCTTCATTCGCCTTGTCAAGCAACCCTTTGGTGGCAGCAAAGTACCGCTCGGCCTTGAACTCATCGAGTCGGATCTTCTTGATGATGATTACAACGGCATCGAGAAGAACGGCAATGAAGTACGAATGGGCGTGGAGATTGACAAGTGGGGACGCCCGGTTGCCTATCACTTCTTTGATTACCACCCTGGCGATTACCAATTTGCTTATGCCGTCAAAGCAATGAAGAAGCGGGTGCGCATTCCCGCTGAAGACATCATTCACCTTTATTTGATTGAACGCCCCGGCCAGACGCGTGGTGTTAGCGCGTTTGCTACGGCGATCATGCGCCTGCGCAATTTGTCTGGATACGAAGAAGCCGAGATTGTCGCCGCTCGTGCCAGCAGCAGCATGATGGCGTTCGTGAAGACACCAGATCAGGAGCTGTTTGAAGATGGCACGTTTGATCAGGAGTCTGTCCTCGACTTCTCGCCCGGCAGCATCCGTCGATTGGCTCCCGGCGAAGAAATGCAGTTTTTCACGCCCAATCGCCCTGATGATGCATTCACTCCTTTTGTGCAGCAAATGCTGCGAGCTGTGGCTGCTGGGATTGGCTGTTCTTACACGCAAGTCAGCTCAGATTTTTCTCAAAGCAACTACAGCTCTTCACGACTGGAACTGCTTGAAACAAGAACGCATTACAAAACACTCCAGCAATACTTGATCGAATCGCTGTGCGAAGAGGTCTACGAGAAGTGGATTGAAATGGCCGTGTTGGCTGGCGTTCTGGATCTGCCGAATTACGACAGTAATCCTGAGCGTTACGAAGAAGCCAAGTGGATTGCACCTGCTGCTCAGTTCGTTGATCCGCAGAAAGAAGCTGCTGCTTACAAGGAACTGATCCGCTCAGGCATCATGACGCTCTCGCAGGTGATCGCCCTGCACGGCGGTGACTTTGAGGATCAGATGCGTCAACGCCAGCATGAACTCGCTGTTGCTGATGAGTACGGCATTGTCCTTGATACTGACCCGTCGCAGGTTTCTAACAGCGGCGTTTCTCAACCTGTTCCTGTTGCTCCAACTGAACATCCGATGGAACATGAGGAAGAACCTGAACTTGAGGACATCGACTGATGGCAAAGGTTGGTGACAAAACAATCGACCTGATGCCAACAG